ACCATCTGTATCTAAAAAACGACTTGCAGGGTCCATCATAAACAGACGATCTAAGTTGAAAACTGCACCTGCGGAATTAATGCCCCAGAGCTCATCCCATTCTTTGCTGTTTTCTAATGATATAACAAGGTCTATCTGCGAAATGCCAAGACCGATTATGGCAACTCTCTTGCCCTCTAAAGACTTTATTGGTTTCATTACGACACTCCGATTCGGAGGCTGTCGTATCTGTATTCGTCTTTGGTCTCTCGACCTTCACTTAGGTTTTTCATTCTAGCCACGCTCTCTTTAAATCTTGCTTCAAACTGAGCAATGACATCTGGTGGCTCTTTGAGGAAGATTGCACCTTCTACTAACGCACCATATAACAATGCGTCTGAATAATCTTCCGACAAAACCGTTGTTCCACTGTCACTACCACTTGTTATAGAAGTCGGTTTATGTAAGTAATGTAATTCTACAGTAAAGTTTGCGTTTGGTACAGGTGCCAACGCAAAAGAACTCTGGCTGTATATTGAATAATATTTGGGCTGTCCAGTCACAGTTGTTGTTGGACTGTACTCTTTCAAAAATGATGCGTGTTTTAAATCAAGGTATGTGTATGTGCTACTGCTTATAATTGCAAGACTCATCGGTGCCAGAAAATCATTTGGAACGGCAAGAAAACGATTGCCAGATTCCGTAGTACCTTGTACATTTTTTCTCTGTTCTGGTAGCTGTACGAGCTGAAATATGCGATCTTCAGACTCAGTAATGATAGTGGGCAACTGAGTGACAAAAGTGCTCTCAGTACACTCTAAGTAGTCCTGTACTGCTGTTTTTAGTGTTGAATATGTAAAACTCATACTGTTACCGTCACGCTCCCAACGCTCACACCTATTTCAAATGTCGTGAGCTGTTTACCTAGTTTACCCAAGCCTACATTCGTGTAAACCACAAAAAAATTGTTGTCATCGTCCGTATCTGGTCTTGGATCGTTGAGCGCTTCGCTGTCTACTGGAGCAGGTCTTGGCTCTAACTGTGGGTGTTTTGCACTCCATTGGTCTGGTCCGACCAATAAACCATCCCAAGTTTTCTTCATATCTCTAAGATTGTATCGAAAACCAGTGATGTCGCAGATACCGTATGCTTTATTGCCTTTTGCGTATGTAGCCATTATGGATTTGTGTAACTTCTCAAGTCTGGCATGATTCGATAAGAAGCTCGCTCCTCATCTTGATCCAACGCTCTTTGGAACTCTTCATCGTACATTTGTTTGAGCATCATAGTGCGTTCTGGCGCTCTTTTAATAGATATGTAATATGCCAATCCAGCAGCAAGACACGGATAAAATCTGTAAGGCATTTCCAAAGTGTTTGCGCCTTCGTCCGCATCGTCCATTCTGGTTAGTACATTCATGTAAACCGTGTATTCGCTTGATTTGTCTGGTGCAGGATAAACCGTGATCGTAGGCGATAATTGTTTATCTATCAAAAACTGATTCGGTTTTCCTGTTTGACTTTTTTTTGGATATGCGGAGTATTGTGACCGACTAATACGAGTCATCGGTAAATCGGTCACTTCACTGTTTACTGTTTCACGAACAAAAGCATCAAGAACATCAATCGGTGCAGTGGCATTTGTAGAATCAATGTTATATACAGTCGTATCTTTTACCATTGCAACTGTTTTTTGTGCAATAGTCCATTGATTTAGACCACGATTCGCCCATTCAGCGAGCATGAGATTGAGGCTTCTACGCGCTGTTTTAAGATCATATCCAGTTCTTAACTCGATACCACAGCGCTCAAAAGCCTCTTCTACAAACTCTCCTACATCTGGCGCGAAGTTTTTACTTCCTGATGTTGCCATTTACTTTAATCGTATTTTTTTATCAGTTCCAAGATAATGCTATAAGAATCGCCATCGCTGTGTCCGACAGTTGTAAAATCTATGTCTCCAGTTTTTCCTGACCCAGCGTTGTTGGGTACACCAGAAAAACGGTCATAGTATTCATCACCTGTTGAATCGGCTGGTAGGTGCATTAGCAAAACATTAGAAGTTGCGTCAAATTCCATCTTGACGCTCATGCCTACAGTCGCCCAGTATATTCTAGCTATACTGACCTCTGTGCATGTTTGACCTCTGGAATTTGTTGCCAATGCCGATACATCAACCTTTTTCACGGCAGATTCACCAGTGCCATCGCTGGCATTGGTGAACTTTAAGATCGCTCTTTTCTCACCATCTTGTATAGTCTGAGAGGTGACTGCATCTGCCATAACTTACTCCTTACAGCTCTGTGACTGCTGTACGCTCTTTCATTGCTCCAACATAATCAACTGTCAAAGTTTTAGCAGCAGCAGCACCGTTTTGTATGCCAAATGAAACAGTCAATTCTTCATCGTCTGGAGCATTTGTGCTTACAACTGTACCAGCCAGAACATTGTTTTGGAAAACATGGAACTTTTGATCTTTAGGGTCGTAAACGAAGCCCAGAGTCATGAAAGTATCGTCTGCCAATGAGTTAGGCAAAGACAGAGTAGACTGTGTACTGTCTTTTTCAACTATGAAGCTGATTGTTGCAGCGCCATCTGCTTTCAAAAAGAAAATGCCGTCTGTCACATCCAAAGGTGTCGTATCAGTCAACTGTAGTCCAGCTACAATGTCTGATTGCGTAGCATCACTCGTTTTAAATCTGATGTTGAACGCTAACTGTTTTCCAGTTTCGTACTTAAAACCTTCTTTGACCAGTTGGAAAAAATCATGGTCGTTATCAGCATCATCGTTGGTAATCAACAACAAACCTCCGTCACCGTCAGTCAAGGCTTCGCTGGCGTTACCAGAGCCACCTTCTGTTGTTGTGATTGTCCAATCGGACGCTAGGTAAGTATCAAAATCATTGAAGTATGAGTGATACTTGTGTGGTGCAGGAGCCTTTACTTTACCTAATGTTGAATCAGCTCCAACATTGGTAACTCCTGATGTAAAGTGTGTAGTCATGATAAACAGCCCTCCATATTATAAGTGCCAGCAAACCACCCCATGTGGTTTACCATCTATATGACTATTCAACTATAGCACAAAAGTAAAGGGTGTCTCTAAGAAATTAGTTTAGGACGAATCAATTTAGTAGATTTGTAAACAACTTTGCCATCGCCCTCATAATGAACGATCTTTTTACCAAAGTGCATATCGTATTCTTCAGTCGGATCAAAAGAATTATGTGCCTTGACTGTGGCAACAAACTCGATCATGTCATATATTTTGTAATCATCAACAATCGCTCTATTAAAAGCTGTGGTGCATGATCCAAATGTTTTAAGTTTCTCGCCTTCCTCTGTAATATAATGAGTCGAGATTGAAGTACCAAAATCAGTTTTCCAATGATCTATTTTTACAATCATTGCTTTGACATTTACTTTATCACCAATATTTGCAAAATGTTTGTTGCGATCTTCAAACACATCTTTGCAGTGTGGTTTGCAAAGATCTGACAATCTTTTGTGTACTTCGCTTTTGTATTCAGTCAAACTTGCAAAATATCGAATATTTTTCATTGGCATCTCTTCGATCTTAATATCTCTCCAATAACCGATTGGATTAATGCCTTCATCAAGTTTTTTGTGTGCTTCGATTGTCCACTTTGCAAGATTTCTTTTTCTTGCAATTCCATATTTGATTCCAGCCGATATTTCCTCTAAGATTCTAATTCGCTCAACTTCTTCTGAGCTTCTGCGTTTAATTTTGTATAAATTAGATGTTGCGCCGTCTGTTTTGAGAGCTGGTTTTCGTTCATCATTTGAATGTTTTGTGTCGATATAGTCTTTTGCCTTTTTAATTGCTAAATCAGAATCAGCACAAAGAGTCTTAATGTATTCATCTTCTTCTTGTATGCGACCACCAAGAGCCCCTAAATCAACCCAAAACTTTCTGTAGCAACGCAAAGTGTATAGATTGTTGCCCCTACCAGTGGATATGTAATAAGTAATCATCAATTATTATTATACATATTGTGTACAAATGTACAACTATTTATACAAGATAATTTAAGTTATTTTTACCATAAAAAAAGGGCTCCGAAGAGCCCTTTCATTGTAATACTGAGTAATAAAGTGTATTACGACTTCAATTAAGCGCCTTGAGAACCATAAATTCCACGCCAGTTAGAGAAACCAAAGCTATATCTTTCTCTAGCTTTATATCTAATGTTACCAGTAGAAAAATCTGGCTCCATAGAAGTTTCCATACCTGTTCTTTGGAACATTTTAAGTCCTTCGCCTTGATCTGTAACAGAAGTTAAAAGAAAGAAAGCGTCAGGATCAGTTAGATAATGATTCACAGTGTATCCACCGGGTAGAACTCCAGTGTTTTTGATAGCATTGATGTCATTATCTGCTGTGCCGACTCTTTGTGGACTGTTCATTATTCTGTCTGCAATGAAAACGAGCTGTGGTGGTACCACGAGCTTGGATCCTTGCACACTGATAGTCAGTCCGCGATCATCTGTAAATGTTGCAATGTCGATCAATGCGTCTTCTAACGAAGTTTCGTTAAGATCAGCCATAGTGGTTGCTCTGTTAGCAGCAGTGCCACCGCCAGCTAGAGGGTGTGCAGTGTTAATCAGAGATACACCGTCACCACCAGTAAAGCTGGAGCTGAACGCATTGTTTAGGACATTTGCACCTTTTACTTCTTTGGTGTTAGCCATAGATCGTGCGAGTGCTTTTGTATATCGTTTGCCTAAAGAATCATATAAATTATCCTCGACCGCTTCTTCAGTTAATGCAAAAGCCAACGCAATCGTATCATGCGTGTATCTTGCAGTGTAACTTTCTGAAGCATTGTCGTAGACAACGCCTTGACCTTCAGATTTTGTTGGTGCAGAACCAAAACCTACGATTAAAACTTCTTCTTCGAAAGCTCTTTGAGAGTCCTCGATTGAGAAGATCTCGGTATATTCAGAGTCGTATGTATCATACTCCATTCCGAATAACGCGTTTAATCCGGGTTCAAGTTCAGCAGCTAGTTGTGCTCTTGAAATTGCCATAACTAATTTACCTCACTTATGCTAAACCAGCACCTTTCTGCCCCATGATGTGGTTTTGAATCACACATAGAACATTGGTGTTGGCGGATGCAACATCCGAATTATCAGGATCTTCAGAAATATCAATCGCTTTGAGTGGCAATGTAGCGGTGGTAGCACCAGTCGTTACATCGAGCTCAAGGTTTGATCTTCCAGATTTTGTGTCACCGACAGGTGATCCGTCCACAATGTCAAAGTTTCCGAACAAATCTGCGACAGGAAAAGTGTCATCAGCTTGTACTTCGAAAACAACATCAGGGTCGTCAATCACACTGGCGATTATATCGCTGGCTGAAATACTACCGGGGTAGTAATTTTTAAAGACTTGTTCGCCTGTAGTTGGGTCAGTATATGAAACACCGTTAAACACACCAACAATAGGTACAGTACCAGAAGCAGCGTGTCTACCAATAACACCAGCAGTGAGTTGTGTAACCAAATCACCTTGGTATATTGGAGTAGTCGCACCGCTTGCAATTCTATATCTGGATTGTCCTCCAGTATAGGCACCGCCACCCATCATTCGAACAGGTCTACAACCAAAAGCAGCATCATTATTTGCCATGTTTGTCTCCCGTAATAATTACGATTTATTTTTTACCAAAAGTTACTTGGGACTCTCTTTTGGAATCGTACTTGACATAGCGACTGTCTTTTGCTGATTCGTTAAACATAGTGTTGTCTAGCGCTTCATTGGCTTGACGGTTTTTACCTTCGTAATATTCGCGTCTTTCCTTAACAGTCTCTATTGGTATTTTTGCCAAAATAAGTCCTTCGTTGTGTACAACGCCAGCAAATCTGCCTTTTTCTTTTGCAGGAAAATCAAAACCATCAGGTAATTCGGTTGCTTGTACAAGCTCCCATCCCTCACGAAGTCTATAACTTACATTGTTCGCATCTTCCTGTCCAAGAAATGACTCTCTGATCCATCGGTACTCATAACCCTCTGGGGCAGGTGGAGTCTCTAGCTTTCTTACTGGACGCCAAGGTTGTCTACGAGCCTGTTTATCGTGTGTCTCGGATTCACGCGTGTGTCTTACGCTGTTTTCATTTTCTGTCATTACATTGTCTCCCTACGAGTAGTTGCTTTCACTTTCTCTTTGGCAACCCTTTTCAACCAATCTTCTTCAGACATGTTGTAAGGCTTTAAACCACGAAGACGCTTTATTTCAGAAGGTGTAAACTCAACGCCATTTCTGTTGCCTTGTGTTTTTTTCCGACTTCCAACGGAAGCAGATGTGACTCTTTGCACAGTGGGTCTATCATCTCTTTCTTCGGCATTACTATCATTATCCAAATCTGGATAAACTTTGTAAACTCTTTTATTCAATTCTTCATAATAATCATTGCTGTCAGCTTCAAAACCTTCATTTATAAGGTTGACATGCGTGTAATAAGCAAACTGACTTGCTTCGACATTGTGATTTTCTTTAGCGCCATCGCCATACCAAGGATTTTTGCCTTGCCAATCTAGCGCCTCTCTGCTTGGTTCTGGTGCCCTTTGTTGCGCCTGCTGTGGCTGTTGTTCATAGACTTGCTGTGTTTGTGCTGGTTGTTGTTGCTGCCTATTTTTTGCAACTCTAAGTTTTTCTTTTTGTATCGCTAAATCACTCTTTAAACTGTCAGCTTTTGACATCAATTCCGCATCACCAGCCTCGACTGCTCGTTTGTATATGTCATTCGCTTGCTGTTCTTTAGCTTCTATAGACTGTTCTTCAGCAATTAAATTTTGTGATTGCAGTGTTGTAGCATGTTGCTTCAGAGCGCTGTTTTCAGTTTGCACTCTTTGCAACTGTTCCATTGCAAGTTGTGCTTTTTCCTCTGCTTCTCTTATCTGTTGATTCTTTTTGTTGATGCGTCTAGACACATTTTTTGTGTATTTATCAAGCTCATCATCAGTATCTACATTCTTTTGTGCAACTTGCTCTTCTTGAGGTTCGTCAACAATCTCTATATTGACTTCCTCTTCTTGTCTTTCAATATTTTGTTCTTCCATTATAAACTCACTATATCATCTGGATTCAAGATTGTCGCTATAACCTCATCATCATTGATGATTCTAACTTCAGCACCATCGTCCAGTTTGAACCTTGCCCCAGCATATCTTCCGATCAATACCCATTGACCTTCTTCACACCATGGGGAACCATATTTATCCTCGCTATAAGCCAAGGGTCCACATTTCACAACATAAGCAACCACTGTTGCAAGCTGTTCTTTATCAAGTGTCTCTTGGGTTAAAGCGATGCCACCTTTAGTCATGCCTCTGCCACGATATGGCAAAACTAAAATTCTCCAGCCTGTTGGTTGAGGCATCCTTTCCAACACACTTTTATCTAAATTTTCTGGTTTGAGCACCACTTCGTCTGGATCGACATAAGCGGATGCAAGTTCTACTTTTGTATTCATTTTTCCGAATTAAAATAAGTTTTTATAAAATCTTGTATATAGTACAACGCTTCTAACTTGCCTTGCAAGTATTTATGATGCTCCATATCACGGAGAGATCCACTCATGTAGGTTTCTTGCACTTGCTCCAACGATTTATCAATCTCTCTTTGGAGCTTTTCAGCCAAATGTATTGGATCCATTAGGATTTTTTCTTCTTGGCTTTTTTCTTAGCTGGTGCTTTTTTCTTAGCTGGTGCTTTCTTTTTAGCTGGTGCTTTTTTCTTGGGCTTTTCCTCTGTTGGTGAGCCGTTGGCATCGTAACCAGCTTCAATCTTAGCCATTTTTTTGGCTATTCTAGCCATATTTTCAGCATTGGCTTTCGCCTCTTCTGCGTTTTTTTCCATGAGCTCTGCAAGTTCTCGTTCTCTTTCGATTTTCTTTTGCTTCTTTAGCTCATCGACAGCTTCTTTTTTATATGATGTTGTCACTTAGTTTCTCCTAAATTTTTGCTCTAGTTCTAAAAGTTTTAAATTTGCTTGTTGCTGTAACCTATCAAGCCCTAATTGTAGCTTATCATCTGCAATAGTTTTTTGCACATCCAACCTCTGTTGTTGTATTTGTGCGTCTACCATTTTGTCTTGTGATTTTTGTTCTTGTTTGACAGCAAACTGTTCTTGCTCTATATCGAGTTCTTTATCTCTAAGCTCTAGCTCCTGCTGTCTTATAGCAACCAAAGGATCTCCAGAATCACCAGTTTGTATAGAGGACAAGAATTGATTTGTGAGCTCTGCCATAAACGGAGCGCTCATTTGGTCAATTAACATTTGTAGCTCCTGTGCAATCATCTGTGCCTCTTCTGGTGAGACTTGTTGCATTTGCATTTGTAGCATACCGATTCTTTCTTGCAACTCTGGTGGCATTTGCTGTTCTGCCAACTGTGATGCTAAGAATTGCAAATGTTGCATTACATGACTAATAATCATGGCTTGCAGTTGTGGGTTTTCTTGTACCACTTTTGTCATAAACAAACTTTGATGTGTTGCAATGTGTGCCTCATGATTCTGTTGAACAAAAGCCTGTGCTGGCTGTCCCATTAAAAAACCACTGTTTTCAAGACCTGCATCTATAGGTTTAGGCGTCATATCTGGTGGTGGTTGCAACAATGACTCAACATTATCTATTCCCAAAGCAGAATACATGCGTTTGTATGCCTCATAAATACCCAAAGGACCATGAACATCTGGGGCAGACTGAACCATTTGTAATAATTCTTGTGCCATCGTGATTCTTTGACTTTGTGAAAATATATTCGGATCGCTAATCGGTATTATGTCTACACGATCATCAAAGTCTTGTACTTTTATTTCTTTAGGACCAGAACCAGTTTCATAGTCATAATTCGGTGGCAGGTAATCCGCAAAAACATCTGCCATCAACCTAAATTCCATTCTTTGTGCGTAATGTAGGCGTTTATGAATCGCTGACATTACTTTTGTACCACGCTCTAAAAGTGCGACTGTCGTGCCAACTGGCATAGCTTGATTCATATCACCAACATTCATATCTGCTATTGCTGCAAATCTTTTTCCAGAATCGACCAGAATACCAAGCAGTTGCATCAATACATTGCTTGGTTCTTTGATAGGCAGTGGTATTAAGTTTTCTCTGAGTGATCCACCAGTGGTGTCTATATCACGGAACTCACCGGGTTGGAGAGGGTCTGCCTCATCTCTTATCCTCATGCCCCTTGCCTTGAAACCAGCAGGCAAGTTGGCAAGAGTCCCAGCATCAATAAGTTGTCTCAGTATAGATGTTGATGCTTTTGAGAGACCGCCAATCATGTGAGACAGACCCAAACCGTAAAATCCTAGACCGGGTAGAAATTTATATTGTACAAAGTAGTCTATCTTGTCTTTTCTCGGATCGTCAGGCAGATAGTTTCTTCTAATCGCTAATACTTTATTGGCTTTTTCGTCTATGGTTACGATGTATGGTAGTTTCAACCCTGTAACTTCACCGTTTTCATCGACATCTTCAAAGCCTTCCAAATCAAGTATGGTGTGTATTTCATAGATGGTTCTGCTTCTGTCTTCCGCGTAGTTCGGTTTTACGCCTTGTATTTCATCAATTTCATCTTCTATCTCATCTGAATCATAATATGCGTCATCAGGAATCTCGACATCTGCATAGAAACCAGAAAGCTGTTGCTTCCTGATTTCATTCTTTGACATGTTTATTACATGTGTAATTCTCTCTGCGCTGTGCAAATCAGGCGCCTCATAAGGAACAATCAAGTCCTCTGGCGGTATAAATTTACTGACTGCGCGACCCAAGACGAAATCAAAATAAACTTTTTTGAACGCTGAACCAGCCAATGGTAAGTAAAATAACAACTGATCTAGCTCAGGGTCGTATTCTTGCATTACATTCATAATGTAATAATTCATAAACTCTTGCACACGCTCTGCTTGTGATTCTGTTTCAGCCGTTCTCGTTCCAATAATTTGTGTTTTCACTGGACCTTTAGCTGGTAAAAGCTCTTTGTAGCTTTGTGCTTGGAATTGAGTTACGGCTTCTGCCAAAATAGGATGAATTACGCCAGAGCTACCCTCAAAAGGTTGTGACCGACTTTCATCGAACTTCATACCCAAATACTTTAAACCATCAATGTAAGTCTTTTCCCATTCAGATCTTGACTCCAGATCATTTTTTACAGAATCGCATAAGTCAGTTGACAGCCTCATGAGGGTGTCATTGTCTAATGTTTCTGCTAAATTGGCGTTAAAATCGCTCTCGACTATTTCTTCGAGTGCTGTTATTTCATCATCAATTAAAACGCCTTCGTCAGTCACCAAAACTGACATCGCTTCATCCAACTGTTCTTGTCTGGATTTCTCTGGTACGACCTCTATAGTTCCGCCTGTTTCAATAATGTCAGGATCGGTTTCTGTTCCAAGTTTATTTTCGACTGCCATAATAAATTATATTTATACCTTATTTCTCGTTAATAATATACCGTTCTGTTTTTTCTCATCAGTTTGATCTCGTCCTGATAATCGCTATTGAGGCTCAAAAAACCGCCCTGTCTGAAACGCATCAATGCCATAGTCATGGAGTCAACATAGTCGTCATAATCACCGTATGGGAAAGAAGCAGCTTCTTCGATGACTTCTTCTGCGAATGTTTCATCAGGAGCCCAAACCATGCCTGATTCGAATATTGGTGCAACACTGTTCATTCTTGCGACCTTATCTTGTCCACGGCTTGGTGTGTATGCTGTTACAGGTATTCCCATCCTTCTAAGCTCATGAGTTAAAGGAGTTCCTGATGCTTTAGCCTCTATCAAAATACAATCTGGCTCCCAGTATTTGTACTCTTCCCAAGCTACTTTCTTCAACTCTGGGAAATCAACGCGCATACGCTTTGCATCCAATAAAATAATATTTTGTGAACCATCGTCTTCGTTCTCAAAGACAGCCCATGTTGTGATTGCAGAGTAATCTGCTGTTTCTTTTTTAGAAAACGCAGTATCGTAACTTTGAATGATGTAATTATATGGCGGTACTGCTTCTTCATGCCATTTGTTCCACCATTCTCTTTTAACAATAGATCCTTCTTCTGCTGTTGGGTTCTGCATCCACTGTGCGTTCCACTTAGATATTGGCAGTGATGCTTTCACGCTCAAAAGCTCTTCTTTTTTCCAGAATCCGCCCCATAATGGCGTGTCTGACTCAGGCATTATCGCAGGAAACTCAATCATCTCCCATTGATCTGCATGTTCATCTGCCTGTTTTTTCAAAAGATTACCAACCAAGTCTTTTGTGCTCCATCTGGTCATTACGATTATGATTGTCCCACCGGGTTGTAAACGCTGTCTTGGTCCTGATGTGTACCAATCGTAGGCAGACTCTAAGGCTTTTGGAGACAAAGCATCTTGCTCTGAATGTGGGTCATCAATAATCAATAAATCCGCACCACGACCTGTTATCGCACCACCAACACCAGCATAAAACGATTCACCTTCTTGGTTGGTTGTCCATCGTCCAGCAGATTTATTGTCCGCTTGTAATTGTAGCTCTGGGAAAATATGTTGAAATTCTTGGCTGTCAATCAGGTTTCTTACTTTACGACCAAACCTCACAGCTAACTCTGCGGTATGTGTACATTGGATAATTTTTAGATGACCATTTAGCCCCATCATCCATGCTGGAAAGTATGTTGATGCAAACTCTGACTTTGTATGTCTTGGAGGCAAACATACGATCAACCTTTTCAATTCACCTGTGGCAATTCTATTAAATTTTTCCGCAATTATTTTGTGATGCCTTCCTTCTATAAAACCGCCCCACATGTGTTTCACAAAACTCAAAAAATCTGTTTTGCATTTTTCTTGAGCGTCCATCTGCTCATATCTTGATAGAAGAGCAATCGCTTCGCTTTTATCTTGTTCAGATAAGATATCGAGATCTTTTATGGTTACATTTTCCATATCAGCGAGCTGGATAGCAAGGTAGTGACATATTGGTGATTCTATCCAGCTCTAAATGTCGTATAACGACACCTAGATAAAGTATAGAGGATTTTAGAGAACACATTTACCTTTTTACCAAGCTACCACCGAAATACATGCCGATGATTGCAGAAACTAAATTTGTGTCTAATTGTGTAATAACTAAACCTTGAAAAGTGACCCATTCAAATACTTCTCTACCTTCTCTAAAAAACATAAAACCGGGTAGCCAATTTGTATACCCAACTGTCACATCGACAGTTGGATAGAATACAGCCACAAGTTTTGGCAATAAAACGATTGCAAATATCGCAGTCAGGGCGATAATCCTTCTTGTCCAAGCAAAACCTTTGTCTTTTAATCCATGATCGAGAGATTGTTTTTTTGCTTTCATTTCAAACTCGCCTCTGGTAATCAACAATTTTTGCTCCTCAGCTTTTGCTTTTCTGCTTTGTGACCAGATACTAAGAAGACTACTCAATAGAGTAGATCCGAGCATTGTGATAATCTCGAAGGGAAAGCCCATAAATTTAAGCCTTACTTGTCCTTTGGTTTGACTGCGACAGTTATGTAGGCTTCGTTTTCGTCATCTGTTGACTTATCATCTGCTACATAAGTACCATCTTCATTTCTAGCTCTGACTTTTTTTGCTTCATAACCTAGAAATGTAATCTTAAACCAATCTGTCAATCCATATTTCATAACTTACTCCTTATTCTTTAGCGTCTTTTTTATGTGTGCCTGCATACAATCCGAACCAAGCTGCCCCACTACCAACAACAATAGAGATCAAGCCTGATTGTTCGAAGGTTGGGTCTGGCAAATCCATAAACCACATGACAGTGTAATACAAAAGATACATATATATACCAAGAAACGCTCTTGGGATTATCCTCCATGCATCGACTGCTTGTGCAACGAAAATAAACCTTTGATATGGGTTGTCGTTTTTCTCGTCTTCGAGCTCTCTTATTCGATCTTTTAATTCTGATTTTTCTTGAAGCAAAGCCATAAATTTGTTGAGGTCGATCTCGACTTCGTTTCGGCTGAGGTCGCCACCAAATCTAGGACTTCCGTAATGCTCTTCTTCACTCATTTTTTTTACCTTTTTTTACCTTTGTGCAAACCATGTCGTGCGTGTTGCTTGCCTTTTTTGGTTGCTGCTCTTTTCTTTCTGTTTGCTGATGCTAATTTTTTTCTGCCTTTTGCAGTAGATTTAAGTTTTTTTATGGTCTTCGCTGGCGCATAAACCTCACCAGTTTCAGATGATTTTTTACCACTAGGTGTACGCCATTTCTGTTTTGTCCAGCGCTTCAGTGATCTTTGTGATTTTTTCAAAGCCATAACTATTCCTCATATAGATTATCAAATGTGATAGATGGGTCAAGGTAGCTTTCATGCTGTTCGGCTGAATGTTTCCATTGAGATGGTTTAAAATCAGGCGCTCCTTCGCCTGTGACCCAAAGAGCAGGACTTGTGGCTCTGACCCTATTATTTGGCAAAGCAACTAAATTACCACGCAACTCGCAGTCTTCAGTGATGTACAAGACATGTGACTGTTTGTGTTGTGCTGAATCATCTGCAATATCAGAATTTGTATAATCGACTGTAAATAAATATTGTCCAGTGTAAAACTCGCCATCTATTTTGCAAAGCCATGGTGAAGAGCTGACTCTATCCAATACGACTACCGCATGATCTCTTGACTCGCAATCCCAAGGCTGTGCAATGTGATCTTGCATGGGCTCTGGGAAATCTTCCATAGGAATATCAGCAACCATGGCTTGTATCGGTAATCTCGCCCACATTGCTCCACCATGTACATTTGGCTCATCGTTGTCCTCACAATCAGACTCACATCCTGTAAAGACTACATGAAAACTCAGTGAACGATCTGGAACAGTATTGACTGCTATAGCCAATGCGTGAAGATACTCATCATGATATGCTTCATGGTTATGAGTAAACTCTCTTCTGACCCAACACTTAAAGTGTGGGATGTTGCTAATCAAATATGCCACTACCTGTTAAAAAAATTATCTTTTTTTGTTTCTTTTCATCATGGATCCGCCTTTAGACTTTTTCATGATTCTTCCACCTTTAGACTTTTTCATGATTCTTCCGCCTTTAGACTTTTTCATGATTCTTCCGCCTTTAGACTTTTTCGCACCACCACGCTTAATCGTTGGGATTTTTATTCTCATGTTTTTCATAACTTCTCGATTATAGATTAGTTTCTATATCCACCACCAGCTTTTTTATACGCTTTTGCAAGCATTTGCGCTTTTCTTGCAGACCATTGCCCAGCTTTACCGCCTTTTGTTCCAGCTTTAATCTTGTTAAATAACCTCTTACGCATGGTCGGCTTGGTGTAGTTTCCAGCTTTGTTTACTGTGGACTTGCTCTTTGTTTTCCTTTTTGTTGCGCTACCGCCTTTTTTTAACTTAATTGATTGTAAAGTTTTCGCTTGTTTGGCGTGTGTTTTGCTGGCTTTCTTCAAACCTTTTACAACTTTTTTTAGTTTAGCTTTGGTCTTGTTGCTTTTAATTGTTCTTTTTCGCATCTTCAATCCTCTGTTTACCATTTTTCACGATTTGCCCAGTAAGCTGCTGACATCTTGCCTCTCTTAATATTTTTGGCATGTCTTGCTTTGAATGACTTTCTTCTTGCTTTTTGTTTTTTTGACTCACCTTTTTTCGGTTTGCCTGCTGTTTTTACGCCCTGCTGACCAAATCTTATGGTTTTTATTTTGTCGCCTTCTTTTGCAACAACTACATGAGATTTGGTTGGATGCTTGGGTGTGCGCTTAGGTTTGTTGTAACCACTGACACCAACTCTAGCTAGTCTTGGATCTTTTTTGCTTTTTCTTTTTTTTGTTGCCACAGATCAATATTAGTTTGCTAGTGGATTGTCATTTTTATTTTTTAAGCTCTGCACATCATCATACATAGAGTCAATACTTGAGTTAATACCTGCGATGCTTGTTTGGATTGCAACAATGTCATTTTTGATTGGACTTAAATCCTGTGTTTCGACATTTAAAGATTTAATTTGCTCACCAACTGCAACAACATTCTTGTCGAGTGCTGTAACTTGATCTGCCAAAGCATCTATTTCATTAATATAACGAGTCATTTTTGACTCAAGGTTTTCTATACGGTTTACATAAGTTGCGCCTGTATAACCGAATCCAGCCAATGTGGAAACTATCCCAGCTAAAGCAATAAGCTGTGTTGTTTTATTTTGGAACCAATCCATATTCACTCCTATAAATTTGGTTGCATGTTTATCAAGCCGTTCATATCATTCAAGCTCTTACCGTACAAACCGACAAAAGCGCTGTTGTTGTCTGGCAATAATACATTAGCATAAATATCTTTTGGTTCATACCAAGTGTCTTGCTCAGGTATGCTTGTCTGAAGATAGCCATCAAAGCCTTGCACAAAGCCCATGTATGCAATTAATTGTGTTTCGTCTGCATACTCACCAGTTTCTTGTTGCTGTTGTTCTAGCTCTTCTTTTTGTTCTTGCATGTTTTGTGCAACGATTTGTTCTGCTATTACATCTGCATCTGACTGTCCTGATGTATCGCTACCGCTTATACTATCGTCAATGCTGTTGTCAGACCCACTTCCTGTGTTGCTGGAAACGCTACTGTTCGTATTTGCCACTGTGGTAGTTGTGGAAGATCCACCATCTGTTGTTGCTTGCGTGTCTGTTGCGCCACCGATTGCTGTGTTTTGCGAAACCATTGTACTTCCAAAACTGCTGTCAGCACTAAACGAACTAAGCACTTGTTGAGTCTGCATTGCAGAACTTGCAACTTGAGCTGAGATGCTAGGAGAATTACTGGTGCTTATACCGCCTCCTGATGCTGAACTAGCTACTGCTGTGCTAGTGGGGTTAGAAACGCCACCAGAAGCCACAGAAGACGCGTAGGAGCCTCCTGATGAAATAGATGTACCAGTAGACTGCGCAGAGGTGCCAGCAGTTGTACCGCTTACGCTGTTGCTCGCTGCCCTAATTGTGTTAGCAACGACATTTAATTGTTCTGCTCTTTTGTTGCTTTTCTTCTCTTCATCCTGCGCGACAACAAGCTCGACAGTTTCTTCTCTGTCTTGGCTCTCTTCTTCAACTGTCTCCGAATCCTCCAAGTCTCCATCTTCAGCAACAGACAAATCAGCAAGTTCTTCGAGTATTTCTTCTGTTTCTTCTTCTTCAAACCATTCCTCCAGTTCTTCTATGGTTTCAAACTCTAAATATTCTATTGTTTCTTCATCAATAAAATTTTCTATCAATTCTTCGTGTTCAAAATGATCCATTAAAACATCATCAAGTAAAGGCAAGTCTTGATTTATTTGTCTAAACTCATCTGCGATTAAAATTTCTTCATATATCTCTTCGATATATAATTCTTCTTCGATATAACTTAATGTAATTAGCTCTTGTTCTGGTGTTAAGTTAAATTCTTCAATGTAAGGATCGAAATATTCTTCTTCAAAGAATAGTGTTTCTTCAAAATATAACTCTTCTTCATAAAAATCTATCCCTTGTAGCTCAGTAATATATACAGGGTCCTCTTCAAAGAAATAAATTTCTTCTTCATAGGGATCATAATATCCATACTGATCTTCTTCAAAGCTGTCATAGCCGAACATGTCTTCTTGGTAATGGGAATCTTCGACAAAAGTTTCGACCATATATCCAGCACAAGCTGGCGAATACTGCGAGTCCAAAGCACACTCATAATCAAACAAGTCATCCCAATAGTTAGGACATTGAGTAGAATACAATCCATCTAAATCACACTGTTGAGTTAAAAAAGCTGCTTGATAGCCAGTACATGCGGTATCGTTTAGAGGATTGCTACAATCCAATCCGTTACCAGAGCCTACGCCATACAAACTACCACCGTTTTCTAGCAAAGTATTCGAAGCAGATGCGTTCCAAGTTGCATTTACACATGTTCCAGTCGCATTTGTTGTTCCTTTGCCACATTGATCGTAAAACAAATATGTGTAAAGTTCATCCGATGCACCTTGTTCGCCAATCAATACATCGTGATTGATGATGTTCAAGGCGCCATATCTAAACTCAAAACTGTCATCTGACTTCCAAAGTATGACTTCAAACGAATTGTCAGTATTGCCTCGATTATATTCTCGTAGGTTATACCAACCAAAAACAGATTTGTCGGTAAAATTTTTGGCGAGAACTTTTGAGCCATTGTCTCGTATTAAATCAGTCCAGAAAGGATATAGGGTATATGTAATCTCAGGCAAAGGATCAGGTGTGTAGTCATTACAATAACTTCCTGACGACCCAAAGTGTAAACAGCCATTGGTTGCCATTCGAGCAGATGTAAAATCTTCACCATAAAATGTAAATGTAAAATCTAAATTAAACGCAGACGATACTTGGTCATCGCCAACGCCCATATTGGTCGTGTTACTTTCGCTCGTTAAATCAATTAAAGATTGATTCGCCTCATAGATATAACCTGCATTGACTGTAGGTACAAATAATAATGCAAATAGACTAACTGCCCTTATCAAACTCACGCTTACAAGTCAGTCTTGATTTATTTTGTCCAGCCGAGTTTTCTGTTCTAACGCACTTGGCAACATAGCTGGCTTTCGCTTCTTTGTAATCTGGTCGATCTTTGGGGTTAGCAGCCCATGCTGATCTTGCTTCTTCGCCTATTTTTCCTTCATACGGACAAGGAGTGCCTGCCATATACATGGCACTAAAAACTCTTACATCTTGGCACATAATGGCAACTGCTGCGACTTTCATGCCCATGTCGTATAGGTATTTACCTAATTTTAATCGTTCACAGTTTTCGTCTCTGACTGTTCTTCCAGCCGATAAACCAAATACTTGTCCTTGAAACGCGCCAGAACGACCTACAGTACAAAGATCTTGACTATAACTCATGATGCTTGGTGCAATCGCAGAAGCAGGCGGTGCTTCAGTTTTAATGTTCTGATTAATAGTTTGCTCAGATTTTGACTCATTAATATTTCTATTGGTGTTATCAGATGTGCTTTTGTTTTCATTTACATTTTTATTGTTGGTCTGAACATTCGATGTAGAAGTCGATTCATTAACATTCTTATTAGTATTGTTCGATGTAGAAGTATTTAAATTCGTATTTGTATTCGTATTGTTCGATGTGCTGTTATTTGTGTTCGTACTGGTCGAAGTATTTACATTGTTGTTTGTGTTTGTGTTTGTACTCGTTGATGTATTTGTATTGGTGTTATTGTTTGTACTGGTCGCAGTCGATGTACTGGTATTTGTATTGCTGTTTGTGTTTGTTGCAGTCGAAGTTGAAGTATTGTTATTCGTGTTGCTGTTCGTGTTTGTAGCAGTAGATGTATTGGTATTGGTATTGGTGTTTGTATTGGTGTTGGTATTAGTATTTGTTCCAGTAGTGGTTGTAGTATTGGTATTGGTATTAGTGTTTGTATTGGTATTGGTATTGGTATTGGTGTTTGTATTGGTGTTTGTATTTGTATTGGTTGTAGTAGTAGCCGATGTCGTGGTCATCGAGTTTTGCTCACAATACTGAGAACCAGCAGTACAGTCACCAGTCTGATCTGCTTGTGAATCATTCACAAAGAAAAACATAAAAAACAATGGAATATACTTCTTCATATCTTATCTGGGTCAAAATTTCCTTTTGCTATTAGTGTTTGTCTGTTCTTGATGTGTTCTTCCTCTATTTCTTTCTTGCTTTGACCTTTGTATTCAACAGCTAAAAAATCATCAACCATCATCAAGTTAATATTACGATCACCGACATACATCTCGCCTAAAACTCTTCCGAATTTACCTTTTTTATCTTTGTGTGTTTTGATGACAACTTGACCTTTTGAGAGCTCATCAATCAAGTATTCTTTGCTCATCAAACCTCTTGCTTTTTCATCTTTGTCTCTGGTGCGAGACTCTGGGGTGTCGATGCCGTATAAACGAACACGGCTTTTGTAAGAAATGTCAAATCCTAAATCAATCGAGACATCGACTGTATCTCCATCTACTACTCGTAATATTTCACAGTTGTACTCGTACATCATAACCACCCAAAAGATCTAAATAGATCCCATAGCACATAGCTAAAGCAAATCCAAAATGCCTTTTTATAGAAGACATAATCATCGTATGCTTCCTTAGATATTTTTCCGTGTTCGTATAGTTCTTTCATTCATAGCTCAATCCCCCAACTTATTTTTCTTTTGCGTGCCACCAGTTCATCGCACACCAATCAATAACAGAATATAGTTTTTTCATCCAACCTGTTTTTTGTGGCGTTGGCGTAATACACGCAATAACGCTACAAGTTGTGACCACTATCATTATCACTGCCATTATATTTGCAAAAGTTTCCATAATTGACTCCCTTTATTATTAATATTTATGATCCAAAAATTATTGATCCCATGCCAACCACTAAAGTAATCAGTGTAGCAACAATAAAATGTTCGATTCTTTTAACACGATTAAGCATTTCAAGCCATCGTTCAGCACAAACCGCTTCGTGTTTTTCTATTCTTGTATGCACATTTGATATTCGATTGTTTAACTCGAACTCAACATCAGATATTTTAGTCAATTATTTTTCCTCTTGTTCTTCCTCTTCTTGCAAAGAACCCACAAAAAGGTTCTGAAACACGCTAAAAGATGCGTTGACTTGATCTAATTCAAACTGAATACGAGTTTGCTTGTTGCGAAGGTCTAGCATCTGTTGATGCCAGTATCTTTGTTGTTCGTTCAACTCGTCATACTTAATTTCCTTATCATCAATCGAGATGATATTATCTGCTGCTTCTGCCATGTCTATTCCTTTTTTAACTTAATGTTTTAGTTACTGAGCTAGGCGATACTATTTCACCAATTTGTGCATCCAACCCAGCTTTCATTGCTGTTACTTCATCAGCTCCTATAGCAGTTTCAACCCATCCTTGTACTTTGGATGCGTTCAAACTGGACCAATTTGTAAAACTGGATAGATCAGATGTATCCAAGCCTTGTGAGCCATACACGCCTGCAGTGATGTTATTTCCATCTGCATCTTGATTGGCATCGTCTTCGGCTGTGAGCCTCCAATGAACATTATGGACAACATTTGATTTTCCGCTTTTTGAAGGGTAAACATCACAAGTTTTTACATCCCATTCATATGTTATTGCCATTTTAGTTTCCTCTTAGTTCGTTAATTTGTTGTTTGAGTTCTTCGATCTGTTCTTGTTGTTCTTGTACCGCTTTGATGAGTGGTGTGACGAGTTTGCTGTAGTCCATTTGCAAATAACCATTATTGCCTTCATGCACTACATTTGGCATATGCTCTTGTACTTCTTGAGCAATCAAACCTTCATCAGCAGTTCCAGTTTCTTTCCAATTAAACGCAACAGGATTTAAATTGTTTATTACTTCAAGCCCTCTGGCTTCGCCTGTGACATCTTTCCATCTGGCATCTGATCCTGTGTTATATGAAACGGATGTGCCAGCATTGAGGTTGGACATACCAATAGAAGCTACTTCTCCCCCATTGCCTTTATAGAAAACCACAATAGAACCACTAGAAGTAGATGTGTTTGCTTGAAAACTACAAGCTGGAGTTGTTCCACCTGTTGCACCAGCCGTAACTACTAATTTAGAAGTTGGGCTGAATTGACTTGTTTTGGCTATCAATAATCCACCCGATGAGTCTATTCTCATGGCTTCTGATCCAGCAGTACCAATATTTAAATTGTCGCCAGAATGATCGTATTGTAAATATCCACGATAAGAACCTGAATCATCAGTAGCAGCATCGGCAAAACCTAATTTTCCTTTGCTGCTAGTACCTGAGTATATTGCCATTCCTTCATCGCCTGATCCTGATCCGACAATAAGTGGAAGTACGGATGAATGGAAACTTCCAATAGTGTTAGAGATCCCAACACTTCCAGCACTATCAATAACTACTCTACTGTCAACATCATTGGTTCTAAAGTGCATAGCATCTGAATTATGGTCATATTGAATTAAGCCGTGTAGTCCTGTATCTTCACCATTAGAAAAACCAATAAAACAATCACTACTAGCACCACTAGAAAGCGTGATACCCATATTTCCAGAATCTCTAATAACTAAATTTCGTGCGTTTGAGTTGTATGAACCCGTACTTGAGGTGCCGATTCCAACCAATCCACCATCAGTAATAACCATATGAGTAGAAGAACCATCGTGTATTCTTAATTGATTGGCTGAACCATCGTGGTCTATTATCACCTGAGCAGTTCCAGCTTCTTGAAAGTAAATGCCTTTGTCGTTGGTTGCACCAGCAGCATCTAAAGAAATAAACGCATGGTCTGTTGAATCTAAATGCAACATTCCGATACTAGAAGTATGCGCACCAGTCATTTCTACTAAACAATCAGGACCATCTCCACCGATTCCAAGTCGATCATTACCGCCATCAACAAAAAGCATATTGGCATTGCCATTGCTCTCGACTCTGAAATCTAAATCTACTGAGTCTTCGTTTAGAACTGTTTCTGTGCTATTAGCAAGAACTCTAGAATTTTGCGCACCAGCTAAAATGGTGTAAAGCTCGAAACGACCATCTTCTGTGCCATCGGAAGCATCGACAATCCTCGATGCAATCCCAGCATAAATTACATCTTGAGAGTTATCGTTTCTGCCTTCAAACTGTATTTCACCTATGTAATCGTTATCTGCTGGTGAGCCTGAGTTTCTATACATTCTAATGTTTGGACCAACTGCTGCATCAGCATCCGTTGAAACAAGAGAAAGCTGATCGGTATTATCGCTTGTCGTAATGGTTAATCCGCCATCTGGGATCGCTAC